CTGTTCCACACATTAAAATGTACATAGTTTCATCAAACGCTCTAGGGTTATCTACAGGCACGTAAGAGCAATTGTAACCACCCACATGACATCTATCTAAGGCAGGTCCTGATGTCATCAAAGCTCTCATGCTAGGCATAACACGTTGTTCAAGAACTGCTTCTTCTAACTCTTCACGCAGCGAATCTTCAAGTGTATAGTTACATGTCTTTTTTAAATGTGTTGTCATATAATCAAAGTAACGTGCTACTGTTTCACCCCATGTCTCACGTCTTTGTTCATCTTCTTTCCATCTTGCATAACGTGATAGTGCAATAAAATTTTGATAGTCTGTTGGTAAATAGTTGTTCATTTATCTCTCCATTTTAGCTTTTATATATTTTAATTTCAGACCATCTAAATCATATATCATATCTGTGAACAGGTCTTCTATTTCTTCAGATACATTTTCATCAGCAGGTACAGGAAACTCTTCTGGGTCTACATCTACTGTTACGTTAATTCTAACTCGCATTAGGTTCTCGACCTTCTAACTGATTAATACGCATATCAATATATCGTTTTGCTTTATTTAAATCTTCTATCTCGCTTGTATTTGACTTGTATCCTGCTCTCATTATATATTTAATTACATTACCCATCCAAAAAGGTAATTCATTATTCATTATAAATGATACAGGTTCTATAGCATAACGCTCATAGTGTTTAGGATTATTAACAGTAGCAACATCAGATTGTTTCATAGCTTGTTTCATATACTCCTCATGTCTTAAATTGTGAAAATCAATTGGCATTATGCGCTCCCATCTGTTTTACTTTTAAAAGTTAAATTAATTATATTATCTTCACCACGTTCAATTATAACATCTTCATCATCTTCATAATCATCATCAAATATTTCAGGATAGTTTTCAAACGTATATTCAAATATGGCTTTTTGAACTTTTGAATCTGTTTCCATAACAGGAATAGAACACAACATCATTTTTACAAATCTGTCAACACCCATGTATACATCTTTACCTACATTCTTTTTATTAGGTGTTAATACATCTATGTTAACTTCACCTGTCCATTTATTTTCTTTACTAAATGTGGGTGATATTTTTACTACAAAATCAGACAAACTGTATTTCATTATGTAATTATCGTTCATTATCTTCTCCTCTGTACTTTTCGTTTTGGGAAAGCAATAAACTTTGGATGTTTGTTCTTACCCTTTTCCT